ATTTTGACGACCCTATCCTGGTTGATACCGGTGCCTGGAAAAGTGCCACCAATGGCCGATATCTGCCAGCGCAATGTAGCGCCAGGCCTGAAAGTTCGCGTTGGTCCAAAAATGCTGATACGCAGGAACTCGCCAATTTGATAAACCGGCTGATCAGTGTGCGGAAAATAACTGCCAGTAATTTTCAAGGTCGGAACGCGAAAGGGTATCCCAAATAAGAAATTGTCAGCGGCATTAATAAACATGCCAGTTAATGGGCCATTGCTGTCCGGTGGGTCACTAGTAGCCAAGTACCGTCCAGAATTGAATAGGGACCCAGTATCGCTGACGTTCAAAGGAGTCAAACAAAACTGGTAAACACTGTTAAAAGGCAGCTTATGGGCTATGGTACCAACTTGCTGGCCACATCGGGACTGGGCGATAAAAGAAGCCGGTGTAGTAACACTCTGATATAATTCAACTAGGGTCGCACCACCATAAGCCTCCGGTTCAGGTAGGTAGGTACCAGCGACCGACGTAGTGGCTTGAGATGTGGCGATGAGATCACCATACCATGCGCGGTAAAGATAGCTAAACCATGATATAGGACCCCGAAAAGGCGATCTTATCATATCAATTATTGGTATATTGACCGAGTTCGGCATCGGGGTATAAACAACATTAGCTCGCCTAATACAATCAAGAACCGTTAAAGAAGTTTCTTTGTAGGCATCCTTTGGCGTATGGCCTGTGCCTTTAGCAACAACCGGCGCTGTTTCAACAGGTGTGTGCACAGTAGCAACAGTCGTTTCGTTGTCTCCATCAGCGTCCATCTGAACTTCCAGAGCTGGCTTATGGTAATTGAACGGTACGACATAAATATCGTCATAGTCATACATTACCTGATGTTCAAAATACCAGGTTACCAATTCGGACCGAGGTCTAAAGAAGGCCTCAACGCCAATATATTCAAGAGCTTTCTGGTAAACTTCAAAGCAGTCTTCATATGTATCTTCATCAATAGCACATCTGATCAAGTTACCTTGCATGGCTTGAACAAGCACGCCAACATAGTCTCGCGGATTGGATGTATATGCTAAAATCTTAAACAGGCTGTCGGCGGCTGGTAGAGCAACGTAAATCTTGTACTCCTCAGAGTAAGCTATTTCTCCTCCAATAAAAGTCAACCCCTCTTTTCGCAAACTGCTAGGTACCACACCAACTTTATCCGAAGCTGTGTATTTAATAGCATGGTTTTCGCGCAAGAAAGTAGACATTGACGCAGCGTTGAACCAACGACAACTCTCATGAACAGTAGTCAGGTTGTCATCACCAAATGTGACGAATCTTACCCGATCCAGGGCGCTACTACGAAGTAACCTAGCATCGTGTTTACGTGCTAAACCATAAAAAGCGTAAAGGCACATGGTGCCGGAGACAAGGGTATTTATTGTAGTAGTTAAAAAGTGTCCACTATTTAACCCCACATCTTTAATGAAAACCATGGGACCAATTTTATTTTGGCCGCCCAATAGCATATCAAGTATTCTGGCTCTAATCTGCTGAGCCCTCTCGAACGTTGGGTCATTATCTGGCTTGGAACGTCTGTACCAGCTCATCATTATCGACCCAACTGCAGTCAGCATCTGGTCGTTGAGTAAGCTATCGTAATCAGAGAAGTCACCATCGAAACCACCACATTGTCCTTCGAAAAGGTGGACAATCATATTGTTCCATTGGGGCGAGTTAATATCAACTCCAACTCCACTTCCGTTTTGAACTTTGTTAGCAATCAAATTGCTGACGAATTGTCCAAAATATTTCCGACACAAGAATGTCAGAACGAAAGGGCTCATTCCAATAGCCCTGGATTTCTTATCTACTATCTTACGCATAGGTAAGATCTCATCTT